GTAGAAGTCGAGTTCTTTTCTTGCTTTTCTGAGGTTGGAGTCGAGTTTGTCTTTGAGACCATCCAGTTTGCGTTTCCGTTCTTTCGGGTCATCATGACCCTCCTTCTCTGTGCTTGCTTTTGAAAGTTCTGTTTCAAGTTCAGTAGTCGCCTCGATGATGGCATCAATTTTCTCCTTAATATTTTCGACTTTGATTCGTTTATCTTTTTCCAATTGTTCAATATATTTTCTTTGAACAGTTGCTTTAGATTTAGCTACTTCTACTTCGGTTTCTACATCTCTAATCTCATCTCTAAGAAAAGAAATCTTCTCGCGTAATACTTGATTCATGGTAGTAAATATTTCAATGTCAAGAATGTCTTCAATGATTTCACGGCGAGATGCGGTAGGCAACTGCATGAATGGTGTAAATGAAGCACTACCCAATATAACAATCTGCGTAAAAGATTTGAAGTTCATTTTCAGAACACTCTCTTCAAGATACTTTTGTGTATCTCTTACAGCTGCATCTTGGTCTAACATCTGACCATCACAATAAACCTCAAAGATACTAGGTTTCACACCCCTAATAACTTTAAACTCTTTCTGACCTATTCTAAACTCAATCTCAACTACCATTTTTTTATTGTTGATAGAGTTAATTAACTGTGTCTTACTAATCTTACGGAATGGTTTATTGAATAACGAAAAGCATACAGCATCAAGCATAGTAGATTTACCACTACCATTTTCCCCAACCACTAGAGTACTGGGACTTCGGTTGAATTCTATTTCGGTAAAACTATTCCCTGTAGATAGAAAGTTCTTCCACCTTATCTTTTCAAATGTTATCATAAATTAATTCTCGTGGTGTTGAGCTTCTACATACAAGGATTGTAATAAAGTCTTGAGTCTACTTTTGTCCAAATCAGTAATAGTATTGTCAACATAGTCATTCAATAAAGTAATTGTATCATCTAATTTTAAATCCATCTCACCAACAGCATTGTCTTCAAACTCAGAAAAGTCTTCTATAATTTTTAACTCAACCAAATTACAACTGTACAGTGAGTCAATTAGTTTGTCGAACTTACCAAAGTTCTCTTTCTTTACAACAATAACTTTTACACATCCACCCACTAGGTTTGTCAAATCATATTCAACATCATCATCAACATCATTATAGAATATCTTGTGAAACATTCTAAATGGGTTTTGCATAAACTCTAACTCATTAGTCTCCGTATCATAGATATTGAATCCTCTATTGTCGTTAAAATCAGACCATGTAATTTCATAAGGATTACCAAGATAGACCACATTATCCCTAGCACTGCGGTGATGGTAATGACCAGAACAAACCAAATCGAAGCGCTCAAAGGCATTATGATCCATTCCATGCTCATTCGGAAGACCTTTGTACATTTGGAACCCAGCAAATTCAAAGTGTCCGAAACATACTTCTGCGTCAGTTCTTTTGACCATCGCCATAGTAGACTCGTAATTATCACTGCATATCCAAGGAACAAATAAAATTTTTCTCCCATCGAATTCTAACTCTGTAATTTCTGGGTGGACAGTGACATTCTTATACTCTTGTAATAAAAGTTCTGGCGCGTTAACATCATTGGTATTTTTAAAATAGGTATCGTGGTTGCCTGGCACCACATGCATATCTATATTTAGGTCTTTTGCTTGGTCAAAGAAATACTCCTTACAACTCTTGAGTGTGTTGTAATTCATATACTTTCTTCTGTCAAAGATATCACCCAAGTGCATAACAGTTTTAATTTCTCTCTCCGCCAATGTGGGGAAGAAAAACTCATCGTAAAATTTTCTAAAATACGCATCAAACGGCAAACTGTCTGACCTCGCACCAAAATGTGTATCATTAACTAAAGCTATCTTCATGCAGTTGCTCCATCTATCCTTTCAGCAAACTGATTGTAGTATTCATCCAGTGTCAAAAGTACTCTACCATAATTCATTCTATATTCTTCTAATCTCCTTAACAGTAGATGTTCATTTCTCAAATCCATTACCTTAGATTTTAAGTCATCAAAGTCTTCAATTCTTTGCCAATCATCTATGTTATATGTATTATTCTTGTCGTATTGTTTCCAAACAAAAGGTATCATACCAATTGCAAGTGCCTCTACATACCTAGATGTAGTAGCAGTTTCATCCTTCCAGTTAAAACAAAGTGTCCATCTATTTGGTTCTAACAAAGGATACAGTTGATTCCAATCTTTTATCCACGAGGATTGTCTCTTAATACCAGACGGAAATCCACCAATCAAAGTGGTGGTCAAGTCTGGGTCACGATAAATCTTTCTGATAATCTTATCGCGGTCACATCCTGTTTTCATTCTACCCCAATAACCAAAGTCAGTCTTCTTAGCTTCAGTAAATAAAGGATTACCAAACTTATTGCGTATAAAGTGATACTTCATTCCATGTATGTTACCAGAAAAATCAATCTCATCAATCTCTGTGTAAGATTTGATAGGGACATTTTGCAATGTCTCTTCTCTATATAGTCTTTCCGTGTCACCTCTATCACTTCGCATCACAACAACATGTTTGTCTTTGAAGAATGGAATGATAGTGTCCATGTGAGACTGTGACTTCGCCAAGTCTTTGGGATTCATCTGTAACTCACCATGATATCTAAACTCACTATCACTGGGGATGACTATTACATCAGCCCATTCAATTGATTCTGGCGTTCTCTTGGGTCTTGTGCCATCAAATGATATGTTGTAAGTCCCATACTCATGTTGGGGGTTTGCCCTCATCCATTTGACATAGTTCTCTAAAAAACTATCCAATACTGTTTGTAGTGGGCCTTCGTATTTTACATTAGACCTCAATCTTGCACATGTTATTTTCATGCTACTTTGCCCTTTGTACTCTCTTCCTCAAATCTGTAGAAGAGAAAGTGTGTGCTCTACTGGTATAGTAAACCTCTATGGGTAAATGACTCCCTGTAAACATCTCATCTTTATACTCTTCACCGATAAATCGAACATCGATACTTTTAGTGGTTAGGATATCCATCAAACAAGTTTCCCTGTCGTATGGGATAACCTCATCAACATATCTGAGACCATACAACTGAATGTATCGCTCGTATATACTTTGTACTGGTTTGTTTTTATCTGACCTGTCTAGTGTGGGGTCTGTTTGTAATCCCACCATAAGAAAGTCACAGTTGTTTTTTGCTTCTTCAAGCATAACTACATGTCCAGCATGTAATAAATCAAATGCACCACAAGTAAATCCTATTTTCATTGTCTGTCAGCCCACCACTCCATTTTTTCAAAGTCATTGAATCCACCAATCAATTCACCGTCCACAAATATCTGTGGAAAGGTTCTCGCGTTAGGTGATTTTTCAAGTAGTTCTTCAAATGTAAAATCTTCATCTAACATTTTCTTTTCGTACTTGATGTGTGTTGTTTCTTGGATAATTTGTTGTGCGATATGCACTGCCCTGTCACAGTAGGGACAATCTGGTTTTGAGTAAATTTCTATGTTCATCTTATTATATCTATTTTGTTAATTGTTTCAGAATTCCAGACTTCCAAATCCTTTCGTATTCTTCCATCGGATACCAAGTTGCTATATCTTTTGACGGCTTTCTTTCTCCACCAATCAATAACATTTTCTAGTTCAAACCTGTCAAAGTTTTCTGCTTTTTCTAACTGTTCTGTTTTACCTAGAAGAACATCTTTTGTATTTGAATAACCATACTCTGACATATAGAATCTTTTTTGTGTAGTCACATCGGTTGACTTCTTGATTACACCGTCAAACATTTCAAATGCTTTTGTGTCATGTTCCTTTAAGTTTGCCTTGAGAACTTGTATCATCTTTGTTTGGTATTTTAGTTTTCTACTGGAAGCATCTTTTTTAATAAGAACTTCGCCACCATTCTTCTCTTCAAACCAATCGCGTAGGTGAAAGTAAATTTCCTCACCCATAGTCAATAAGAACGATGACATAGTATCACCCTTGTATCTTAGAAAAGGTTTCATACCATCGTACATACTAGCACCCTTGATGTTACCATATAAAGATGTAGTCTCAAACAAACAGAACTCTGTATTATATTTCTTGTTCAACATCCTTCGTACTTCATGCGAACAACAAATTGCAGCCAGTAACTTACCACCTAGATAATTAAATCCAAATGGTTGTACTGGAACTATATTAAACCCCATGATTGCCCTCTTGTTAAAGATAGGCAAGTCGGGAACCCCTCCAAGGAAATCATTCCTTGGTTTGGAGTTTATTAAAGGGGAACCCAACTTGATAAAACCAACTGCTGTGTTTGTATTCGTTTCCTTCACAATCAGTTTTAATTCTTTGCCTGGCGCTTGGTCTGGTGAAAAAGATGCAGTCATCTCTAACATCTGGTCAAACACCTCATTGTTCATTTGAACAACTTCAAAATTCATTTCTTCTGGATGCATGTCCCAACTCTGAAACATATCATCCTCTACGCTCATACCAAAAAGAGGTGGAGGCAAAGCCTTCACCCTTTCAATTTTTCTTGCACGAAAGTAATCGTCAATCCTCTCAAACTTTGAGAAGTAATCTACGACTATTTTACTTGCATATATGGTATCTTCTTTGGATAAAATCATGCGACATTCATAAACTCTGGTACTTCGCGTTTAGTCCACTTAGCGAATCCCTTCTTCTCTTCTCTGTAATAGGTTCTGTATCCATCAAGAGCGTTGGACTGTTTACAGTAATCTGGCATACACTGTGGTGGTTCTCGAAACAACCCCTGTGCCATGTTACTTGGTGACTCAGACAATAGGTCACGCAATTTGGAATCAGTCATGTGTATCTTACCATACCTGTATGTGTATTCGTCACATAGGTTAACAAACATGTTATACATGTATTGATATTGTTTCTGATTTTCACGAACCCATATGGCAGATGGGTGATTGATATGTGACGCTTTGTACAAGACACCATCCATGTTGGAATTGTCTAGTCGCCACCGTTTGATTCTCCTACCACTAGATGCATCAGTCCATTGTGTACCATCCAACATTCTGTGGGCAGTAGATAATAACTGAGCATACTCAATAACCATCTTTACGACATGTTTGTCGCAATGCATTTTTACTGATATGGTAGGGGTTTTATGTAAATAAAATATATTCATAATAAAGAAAACTCCAATTAAACTTTATATAAACCACAGTATACATGGTTTTAGGGCAGAAGTCAAGAACTTTTTTCAGTTTCTTTCAACTGGGGTATTTTCTCTTTTGCCATCTCTAAAGCTGCCTTGTCATCCAGATACTTAGGTCTCCTCTTGGGAACCTTTTTATCTTGTTCTGCGTATTGAGCTTTATGTTTCTCTGAGTCATCTATTTGTTTCCTCATATACTCCACAAATTCAGCAGAACCGCCCTGTCCTTCTTCACCATCTAGGATGGATTGTAAGTCAAGATTCTGAATATACTTGTACTTAGTGTCAAGTTGTTTCTTTTCCTTTTGAATCCTTCTCAGAAAAGCATAGTATGTAATCTGCGTAAAGTATGCAAATGGATTCTTGGATTTCTCTGGATTGAAGTTGTCAATGTATGTAATACAATTTTCTATACCATCAAGAATCATTTCTTCTCTGAAAGTATAGTTGACAAAATTTGATTTGTATGCCAAGTGATTGGCAATCTTAACCATGCACTCGCCTATGTATTCTGTTACGCGAGGTTTAGGTTTACCCTTTTCCGCAGCTTCCAATACCGACTCGCGGTATGCAGTCATCGCCGCCAAAAATTCCTTGTTATTGACA